TAAAATGATCAGTTTCGCAGAACTCACAGAAGACAAGGGAGGCAAGAACCTTCACCTTGAACATCTAGAGGATGAAATACTCAACTATGGTGTTGATGGTGGTCGTGCAGCTCTTAACTTTCTGAGATCATTGAGAGATATGCTTGCTGGTGCAAGTCGTAGTTCAGTAAACATGACAGTTAAGTGGGACGGCGCACCAGCAATATTCGCTGGTGTTGACCCAGAAGATGGTAAGTTTTTCGTTGCAAAGAAATCTGTGTTCAACGTAAATCCTAAATTATACAAGACAGACAAGGAAATAGATGATGATTTATCCGGCACTCTCAACTCCAAGTTTAAAGTTGCATTACGAGAATTTTCAAAATTGGGCATTGAGGGTGTACTTCAAGGCGATCTTATGTTCACTGATGATATCGAAACGGATACGATTGATGGACAAAAATATTATACTTTTCAGCCTAACACTATCGTTTACGCTGCACCTGTTGATAGTGATCTTGGTAGAACATTCGCTAGGGCAAAGATAGGTATCGTCTGGCATACCACATACAAAGGTAAAGCTCTACAGGACATGAAGGCATCTTTTGGTGCAGATATATCTAAATTAAAAAAGACAAACTCTGTATGGATGGACGATGCAACCTATAAGGATACCTCTGGTAAATCTACATTTACTGCTGCTGAAACAGAGAAAGTAACTGCAATACTATCACAGGTTGGGAAAACCTTTCAAAGAATTAACTCTGGTCAGCTCAAAAGATTTATTGCACTACAGGAAAGTCTTACTGGTAATATGGCTGGTGCATCTCTCAAGACATATAATAATAGTAAAGTGCGACAAGGAGAGATTATAAAAAACGCTCGTAGTCATTCAATGGAATATCCTACATGGGTACAAGCACATATACAAAAACAAATAGATAAGGCTAAAAGTCCAAAGGGTAAAGCAAAGTACGAGAATATCCAGAAAGAAATGGTGCGAGAGTTTAAAAAGTATGTTAAAGTTCTAGAAAATGTGATTACATTTCAGAATTTATTGGTAGATGCAAAAATGGTAATCGTAAAAAAACTAAATAGTGTTAAGGGTTTAACAGATACGTTTATTAAAACATCAAATGGATTTAAAGTGACAAATCCCGAAGGTTATGTTGCAATTGATAGAGTGGGTGGAGAAGCAGTTAAACTCGTAGATCGTATGGAGTTCTCGTTTAACAACTTCACAGCAATAAAGGCATGGGACAAATGAAAACATTTTCAGAGTTTATCAACGAGAGAGTTGTATCTGTTGTACAGAGAAAAAAACAAGCTCGTAGAATGGCTAAGATGGCCAAATCATCCTCATTTAAAGTAAAGAAGAAAAAAGCAATGCTGAAGATGCGTAATCCAGCAAAACTTGCTATGGTCGCAAGAAAGAAAACTATACAGATGTTTCGGGATAAATTCTATCCATCATACAAAGATATGTCACTTCAACAGAAAGTTAAAATTGACCAACTCGTTATGGCAAAGTATGGAAAAAAGATTGATAAGATTTCCAAGAAAATGGCAATGAAACTCAAGAAAACAGAATTAGAGAGAATTAAGAAAGCAAGGGCAAAGTTACAAGATGCGTAGATTTCTAGATTTATACGAAGCACCACAGACACTTGTATTTGCATTTGGTAGATTTAATCCACCTACAACTGGTCATGAAAAGTTGATTAACAAAGTAGCGTCAGTTGCTGGTAGTAATCCTTATCGCATATATCCTTCGTTTACCACAAATCCAAAGAAAGACCCACTACCTCATTCACTCAAAGTTGCATACATGAGGAAAATGTTTCCAAAGCATAAAAAGAACATTATTGCAGATAGAAAGATGAAAACTGCAATCTTTATTGCAGAGGCTGCGTATAAAGAAGGATTTAAAAATCTAATCATGGTTGTTGGTTCTGACAGAGTAAAAGAATTTACAGAACTACTTAATCGTTATAATGATGCTCCTGATAAGTCTGGTAAACAGTTGTTTAAGTTTGATTCGGTCAAAGTGGTATCTGCTGGAGAACGTGATCCAGATGCAGAAGGTGTATCTGGTATGTCTGCATCCAAGATGAGAGTTGCAGCTGCAGATGGTGACAAGGACGCATTTCTTACAGGAGTACCTTCTAATTTTAAGGACGGTGAAAAACTATATCGTGATGTACGCAAATACATGGGTATTCGTGAAGAACGTGACATGGGTGATATGTCAGACTTTGAGACTGTTCGTGATATGTACCTTACAGGTAAGATATGGAACGCTGGTGATATCGTAGAAGCAAAGGGTATTACTGGTGAGGTTGTTCGCAAGGGTACAAACTATCTCTCATTTGTAGATGAGGATGGTAAGGTGCATAAAGCATGGTTGCATGAGATTGAACTTAATGAAAAATATGACAGTGATAAGTTTTTTAGTGGGAAAGGAACACCAGAACAAAGATTGCAACTTCTTAAACTTCAAAATAAAGCATTAAAAGCTCTTGGTGGTTCACCTAAACAAAAAGAAATTAAAAAAGAAATAAATGCACTACGAAAAAAAATGGGAATGAAAGTTAAAGAAGAAATTGAACTTGATGAACGTAACTATAAAAAAGAGTATGCAAACTACCACAGTAAACCAGAACAGATTGAAAGACGTTCCTCACGAAATAAAGCTCGTAGAGTTATGGGAGACAAGACTAAGATAGGTATGGATGTAGGTCACAAAGACAATGACCCAATGAACAATGACCCTAAAAATCTAAGAAATGAAGACCCATCGAAGAATCGTAGAGAGCCAAGACTACGTGAAGACAACCTCGATGAGATGTCTTGGTATTTGAGATTGAAAAATAAAATTGACCAAATGTCTCATCCTAAAGGTATGGAGAAGATGGTTCAAGATTATATGGAGAGGGCAAAAAAGAAACTTGGAAAACAAGACAGGGATTTTGGTGTAATAAAAACAAACACTGCAAGCAAACTTGCAGCTGATGTCGCAAGAGAATATGGTCAATCACCTAGAGGTTTTATTTCTTATATAAATGATTTGATAAAAAAAGGTAAACTTCCAAAAGAATTGAAAGCAGAATATGAACCACAAAATGAAACTATGTCTTTCAAAGATTTTGTAAATCAAATACAGGTAAACGAAAAACTTGCAAAGGATGCTGATGCTGGTGATTATATTGATGATTTTATGAAATCAGATGCACCACAGTTTAAGGGTAAGTCTAAAGAGAAAATAAAGAAGATGGCCATTGCTGCTTATCTAGACAAAAAAGATAAGAGTGAGGGTGCGTATGGATATGAGAAACAAGACCCTGATATAAAAGATAAGAAAGGTACGCAACCAGCAAAATACTACAAAGGGATTGCTAAATCTACAAAGAAAAAACGTGATGCATACTTTAAGAAACAAGCAAAAAAAGCTGATGATGATCCTTCTGCATACAAACCAGCGCCAGGCGACACTAAGACAAAGACAAAACCATCTGTGCATACGAAGAAGTTTAAACAGATGTATGGTGAACAAATTAACGAAGCACTTAAATTGAAATTATTATATCCAAATAAAAATTCAGAGATGTTGGTTCTAAATGTTGTAGATACAAGAGGAAAGGGTCGTGTTGAGGTTCGTGGTAAAAGAGGATATGAATCTGGTGAATATGATAAAAAAGATAAATTGCACAAGTTCTTAGATAAACTTGATGAACCTACCGTTACAAAGTTATTTGCAGATGATGAGGTTGTATTAAATCCTAACAATATTAGAACTGCTCCAGCTATAAAGGCAGTAAAAGATTTAATGAATGAAGACGGCCCATGTTGGGACACTCACAAACAAGTTGGTATGAAGAAAAAGGGTGGAAAGATGGTTCCTAACTGTGTTCCTAAGAACGAGGAGCCCAGAATACCTCGTAAGAAAGGTCAACCAGCAGGAAGTGACAAACACTCTGATTTATATACAGATGAGAATCCAAAGGGTACAATTCATGGTCTAGGTTTCAAAGATGTTGAGACTGCAAAGGCAAGTGTGAAAAAGATTATCGGTAGTGGTAAGTCTCATGCACATAAGATACAGGCTGCAATTGCAATGGAACAACGTGCAAGAGTAATGGGTAAAACAGCAGAGGCAAATGTGTATCGTGCGTATATTGATAAGATGAAAAAGAAAACTAAGGAGATGCAAGAACAAGCACCTGATACCTCTGATGCAATGAAGAGATACAAGGCTGGTAAGGCAGGATTTACCGATATTGCTCATCTCAAGGCAAAAGGTTTGATTAAACGTGCAGATGGAGAAAAGAGAAAATCTCCAAAGTATGAGGATGCTTGTTGCGAAGAGTGCGAAACAGAGTCACTCATTATCAAAGAAAACATATACAGAGTTGGTTCTGAAGCATACTTTCAATACTTTGTTGATATAAGAGAGAAGTTTAATACTGGTGATTTATATTATAAAGGATTTGATAAAAGGTTAATGGAAGGCGATATTGGTAAGTTTGCAATGTATGAGGGAGAACACGTTCCTTTAGAATGTCCTATGATGGAGTCAGAGTATCAAGGTAAAGACGTTGAGTTAAACAAACCTAAAGCTGGTGGCCCAAAGAAATATTATGTGTATGTAAAAGACCCATCAACAGGAAATGTTAAGAAAGTTTCTTGGGGAGATACAACAGGACTAAAAATAAAGTTAGATGATAAGGAAGCAAGAAAGAGTTTTGCTGCTCGACATAAGTGTGATCAGAAGAAAGATAAGACTAAAGCAGGGTATTGGGCGTGTAATATGCCTCGATATGCAAAACAACTTGGTCTAAGTGGGGGTGGAAACTTCTTTTGGTAAATCCTTATTTAGATAAATATATAGACAATAAACTAGTTAGATATTTTTCTGAGAATGTTGATGAAGAAGAACTAATTTGGCACAGAGATAAAAAAACTAGAGACATAGAAGTGGTATCTGGTGATGGTTGGAAATTACAAATGGACAACAAATTACCAGAAGATTTGAGAGAAGGAATGACATATAGAATACCTAAGATGGAATACCACAGAGTTATAAAAGGAACAAACAAATTAGTTCTAAAAATAAAGGAATATTCAGATGACAACATATAGAAAATCAATGTCAGAATCACTTAATCAAGTTCGTCTTGGTGAGGACAACATGGCCATGATGAAGAAAGCTGCTGATGGTTCGATGCAGACACTAAAGATGAAAGATGGTAAACTAAAGATGGATTCGTTTACTGCATCTGCAATCATGCAAGTTTATAAAGCTGTCAATCCAAAGAATAAGAAATCTATTGAAAAGATGATTAATAGTGGTAGTAAATCACAAATCATGAAACTACAATCCCTTGCAATGAAACAGATTAAGTCTAGTTATGAAGAAGTTGACCTTGATGAAGGAAAAGTAACTAAAAAAGAACGTGATCGTCTTGAAGATCAAAACGAACATGGTTTACTTGCTCTCAAACTTGCACAAGCATATGGAACTCCAGAGGAAGTTAAAAAGATCAAAGAGATCAATAAAAGGCATGAAAAGCGTGGTAGTATATCTAGACAAGATCAACAAGCAAGACAAGAAATTGCTGGAAAATATTACAGGAAGGCCGAGGAAGTTGAACTTGATGAAGATGGTCACACTGATGTTGCATCTGCTGTTCGTAAATGTATGACAATTACAGAGGACGCACAAGACATTAACTCTAAACTACAAACCATGAGTACAGAAGATTCATTGCCTAGTTGGTGGACAAACAAACTTGCCGTTGCATCTAACGACATGAACAAGATGAGAGATTACATTGTAAATCCAGTTCAAGAAGAAGTTGAACTTGATGAAAAGAAGAAGAAAAAACCTGTTGTTTTTAAAGGAACGCCAAAACAAATAAAACAACAGATGAAAAATTTAAAGAAGAAAGATAAACTTAATATCGGGGAAGAAGAAGTTGAACTTGATGAAGCAAAGTATGACCTCTACCACAAAGACTTTTCCTCTGCTATGCAACACGCAACCAAGATGGCAAAGAAACTTCATGGTATCACGATTGACCCTAAAGAGATTGATGACAAGGTTGCAACTGGCCCAAGTAAACCATCTTCTGGTAAGACAAACACTTATCGTCTAAAAGGTGACAAAGGTGCTATCCAAGTTCAAGTGTACAACAAGGGTGGTTCAAAACCATTTGAGTTGAATATGTACAAAGAAGAAGTTGAACTTGATGAGTCCAAGAAGGCACTCAAGGCAAAATCTGAGAAGTCTGGTGTAAAGAAATTTGATGACACTATGAAAAAAATGCGTTTAAATTTTCAAGCAGTTGGTTTAGGTAGTTATAAAGCAGATACATCAACTATTAGAGCAATCGCAAAATTAGCAAAGAAAATGAAATACAAATATTCCATGCAAGAAGAAGTTGAACTTGATGAGTCCAAGAAGGCACTCAAGGCAAAATCTGAGAAGTCTGGTGTGTCAGTTGGTATTCTATCTAAAGTGTATGACCGTGGAATGGCTGCATGGAAGACAGGTCATCGGCCAGGAACCACACCACAACAATGGGCACTTGCAAGAGTGAACTCATTCCTTACAGGTGGTGGTGCAAGAAAGGCAGATGCAGATTTGTGGAAACAGGCAAAAGGACAAAAAGAAGAAGTTGAACTTGATGAAGCGTCTGCTCGTGCTGATGCAATGAGGGCAATGCGTAGAGGTAAAACTGTTGACCCTGCTGATGTAGACACAGATGCAACTGATGACGATGTAAAATCTGCATCTAAGAATATTATGATGCAATTGAGAAAGTCTGTTTCATTAAGAGGTAATTTTCCTGTAGAATTTATGGATAAAAAGAAAGTCAAAATTCCACAGAAAATCGCACAAGCAGTTCTCAATAAACACAACTCTTTCCGTAAACCGATGGACAAAGAGAAGTTTCAAGCAAAAGTTTCAAAGTCACATAAAGATTTGTTAAGTGCTTTGAAAGAAAGTATTGCTGAGGCTGGTTATGTAGGAAGAAAAGACCCCATGCCAGCTGGTAAGGAACTTGCTAAATTAATGAAGAAGAAAAAAAAGGAAGAAACAATTCTAGACAGGATTGATAAAAAACTCAAGGAGAAAAAAAATGGGTAAGAAATATTTGGATACAAAAGAGGGTAGCCTTGAGCAATCAATTCTAGGGTTGTGGCAAGACGCTGCTAAGAATATTGATGAGACTAATAAAAACGATAAGTCTGATGATGGTGAAGGTATGGACGCTGTTCAACCTAAAGCTGTTAAGAAGAAGTTCAAAGATCGTAAAGATAAGGACATTGATAATGACGGTGATGTAGATTCTACAGACAAGTATCTACATAAAAGACGTAAAGCAATTTCTAAAGCTATAAAGAAAGAAAAAAAAGAAGAAGTTGAACTTGATGAAAAAAATAAGATTACTAGTAAAGAAATTGATTTTGACTTATTTTCTGATGAGAAAGGGGCTAAAGCAGCAAACAAGACAATGAACAGAGAAATAAGAAAAGCTTCTCAAATGAAGGATTATAAGACTGCAAGAAAATATATGGATAAGATTCAAAAGAAATACTCTGAACTAGGTGCTGAAGATACTGAACCAGAAAGTATAATAAGTTCAATTCTTGGTCAAGTATTTAAAGAAGAAGTTCAAATTGATGAAATGTTTGGTATTTCTTCTAACTCTAATCATAGAGCAAAAACAATGAAGATGTTAGACGGTATGGGTATAAAATATAAGAAAGATGGTAGAAATGGACTTATTATTTTAGGTGTTGCACCAAAAGACCAAAAAGGAATACTTGATAAAATTCATAAAGATATTGGTATGACTACTTACAGAATAATGGATGAAAAAGTTCAAGTTAAAGAAGGTAAAATGTCTCAACTACATCAACTCATGAAAGATGGTAAAACTGCTGAGGAGATCGCAAAGATTATGCGAGTTGATGCAAAAACCATCAAAAAACTTATGGCTGGACACATGAAAGATATGGAAGAGTCTTATGAGATTGGAACTGATGAGTATCGTAAACACACTGAAGATGTAACTCCTGGCCAAGACGGTGAGTGGGTTGATGCAGTAAACAAGAAAAACGAGTCTATGAGAGAGGCTCTTGCGAAGGTTTGGGGCGTGAGTGAAAGTAAAAGTCCTTTTAAGAAAGAAGACAAAAAAGACTTGACAAAAGAGCTCAAAGATGGTAAAACTATGACAGGTAAAAAGATTGCCAAAGTAGATATTGACCCAACTATCAAGGAAAAAGCAAAGTAAGATTATGAAAGCTTTAATGGAGGTAATGAAAGTTGCCAAAGATGATTTACCGATTATCTATTGCGACATGGATGAAGTTCTTTGTGCGTTCATGAAGGGTGCAAAAGAAGCTATCGGTGCAGATTTCGTATCTTCAGATAAAGAAAAAAGATGGAGTATCATAAGTAACACCAAGAATTTCTGGGCAAATCTTGATTGGATGCCCAGTGCAAAAAGGTTATACGACTTCATCATTCGTTATGAATCACGTATTTTATCTGCTTACTCTAACCGTGATGGAAATTCCAAAATCGGTAAGATGAAGTGGTTAAAAAAGAACACTAAGTTTAAACGATCTGATATAAACTTAGTGATGAGATCACAAAAACAAACATATGCTATGACAGAAGGTAAACCTAACGTATTAATAGATGATTATATTAAAAATATAAAAGAGTGGGAAGCTAAAGGTGGTATCGGTATTCACCACACAAACGTAGGTAAGACCATAAGTGAACTAAAGAAAGTAGGTTTTAAGTAATCTATTCTTATAAATATAAAAAAACATAATCAGTTATGATTAAAGGAGAATAAAAATGGGTTTATGGGGAAATTCTAATACGGTAGAGAGCCGTCCTAAATTCCTACCAATAGATAGTAATGCAGCTGGTTCGTCAGGAGCCAGAGAAAATATTGTTGCTACTACTGGTGGTTGGGGATTGTCCCCAGGCTTGGCTGCATCTGGTAACGATAATGCTGATGCACAACCAGAAGTTCTGGTTTGTATTAAAAACTTAGGACAATTCAGAGGTTCTGCAACAGTTCAATCTATTGATTGGACACAAGGAGAAGTTGCTGATACAGGAACATTTGATATCACAGTAACATTCGATGAGGCAGTTGATATTACATCTGCTACTCGTACTGCAAACCAAACAATAACAAACAAAGCATACATTCTGCTTTCTCGTTTGGGTCAAACAGACATGGTAGAAGATAGTACAGTTGCTTGTCAATACTTCTCTGGTTCTGGTACAAACCAACTCGTATTTAGAGGCCTAGTGCAGACAAATGCTGCAGCTGGTTATCTTGCATTTAACGGTGCTGGTGTTGGTGATGCAGTAACGCCAGGCGAAGCTGCTATCGTATTTGATGGTACTTCTGTAATGAATGAAGAAGACGGTAACTCTGCACTTTCAATCATGCAAGAATCTGGAACAGGTGGAAACGCAAGTGACAGGATTGTTCTTGACAGTATTGCTGCTATCACAGCAAAAGTAAATGGTGCAATCACAACTGCTTCTACAACTCTAACACTGGACAACAACTCTGGAACAATTGCTGTTGGTCAAAAAGTGTACTCACTTGTTGGTGCAACTTCAATGACTGATGCTCAAGGAAGTACAGCTTGTTCTCAAGATGGTACAGTAACAGTTACAGCAGTTGCTTCTCAGAATAGCATTACAATAAGTAAGGCAATCACAGTTGCAGACGATGTTGACCTTAACTTCTCTGCTGATGGTCACGATGAAATCTTGTCAGACAGCCTTGACTTTACAGTACAGGGTGTAGATGGTGCAACAAACATCATGACAGGTGTAACATTCACTGGTGGTGATGCAGACGTTAAGATTGGTCAACTTGAAGAAGGTACTGCACAAGACCTTAATATCGGTGATGGTGGAACTATTGTCCTTGAAGGAACAGACGGTTCTAAAACTGATGAGAACGATGCGATTGTTGCAGAAGATGCTACAAGTGATGTTGCAGTCTACACAGAACAAGGTAGTACTAGTGGTTCTGCACAAATCCTTATGGGAGTTACAGTCGCTGCGTCTTAATAAGTGTTATAAATAAATGTACAAACAATGATTACGTGAGGTGAATATATGATTACGAAAGAATCTATTGA